TGGGTCTGGCTGGGTTGTTATATCCCTAAGAGCCTGACGATATGTTTCCCATTCTGCCTTCTTCTCGGATGTAATTGGAACATCATCAAGGCGTGTCCAATCACAAGAAAGTAGCTTCTTATCTCGGTCCCCTCTAACCACCTTCCATTGTTCAGGGTCTTCACCAGATTGAACTTCACTCCAAGTAGGCTTTTTAGATTGGTCATTAAAAACAACATTACTGTTATAGTCGTTTTCATTGTCTACTATACCGTAAATAGCAAACCCTACATCAGGAGATAAGGACCATAGAATATTACTTAATGCTACACTGTTCATTCTTCAACCTCCATAACGGACATAACTCCAGTACAAAATGTAGTACCACCACTAGCGGCTGTAGTTGCTTTAGCCCAGATATCGAATGTATTATTACCACTTGTCCCATCAGGGCATTGTGCAGCAGTAACCTTCCAAAGATGAGAAAATCCATACCCTATCTCCGCTGAAGAAGATATACTAAACCCGTCATCTTTCATGTCTGCTATTAGTATATCAGCCGTAGAACCAGTTACTATCGTACCAGAGGTATCAGATAATTGAATATAAGTATACTGATGATTACTCCCTCCATCAAATGCTGCAGTCTGATCTGCCATTCCATGAACAGTTATATATAAATTGCTTGTTGAACTAAGCTTATCATGAGTAATAGCCCACGCAATATCAGCATAAGAATCTGATCTAATATAAGAACTGGTAGATTGGTTTGTTGTAGTAAACCTTAATATAGGGACGGTCGCACTGGTAGCATTAGGTATTGTATTCTTTAATACTGTCTTTATAAGCCTGATATGCTCGTCACCCTGCGAGATATTATCTGATCCCGTAGGGTTGCTGGTTACCAGACCATCAATGTATGTTGCGCTTTCTAATGCCATAATTTAACTCCATCCTAGTGATACTGCTTGTATTCTTGTAACTTTGTCTGCTGCTTGGTTTAATGTTTTGATTCGGTAAGCCATGTTCCACGGGGAAGTTATAGTGCTTGTTATGGTTACGTCATGGGATGTCGCTATGTTATGTGAGCCTGTACTTCCCTCTGAACCAAGAGCCAATGCCGTCCATGTACTCCCACCGTCAGCAGAAATCTCAGCGGTAAGGTCTGTATCTAGAGTGGTTGTGCCAGCGCCATTAGTATAGGTAAGTACGATATCGCCCTTTGTTGGGGCTGCTTGTGCGGCTGTTGTGGTAGATACTAGTGTCATATCTACGGCGGGTTGCCCAGTGGGCCTTCTAATAACTACTATTCCCGAACCACCAGCGGTACTGTCCTGAGATGTCGATCCTTTAGCACCACCACCCCCGTTCCCAGTATTTGCAGCGCCGACAACAGGAGTGCTTGACCCATAAGAACCACCGGCACCGCCAGCAGCATAATAAACATCTGTTCCTGCTTCTATAATATCATTTGCCGTACCAGCACCGGCTGCACCGCCCGTACCACCACTACCGTTATTACCGACAGCATTGGAACTTCCTCCCCCTGCTCCTCCTGTGCTAGTGCTACTCCCACCGTTATTACCTTGACCTGCTGTGGCTGCACCACCAGAAGTGCTACTAGAATTACCTCCTCCGCCACCGCCCGAACCGCCCGCTGCACCATTCATGGCTGGGCCTTGACCATCACCGCCCCCACCACCACCATCTGAGGTAATCGTAGAAAAGATAGAGTTGCCACCAGAACCACCAGTTCCCGAACTACTGGGATAGGACCTACCAGCGCCACCACTACCGACTGTTATGGAATAACTTGTAGCCGTTACACCAAATCCTGTAGCCGCGAGATAACCACCAGCACCACCACCACCACCTGCAAAGGAACCACTAGCGCCTCCACCACCACCACCACCACCAGCCACTACAAGATACTCTACATCTACAGCAGTATCTATAGTAAAGGTTCCATCACTTGTAAATTTGTGTACGGTATATTCGCCATCAACTGTAACAGCATTTCCGCCACTGGCAACAATATCTTGTACCCCACTGTAATATTTTCCAGAACCATCACGTATTTCATTAGTGGATGCAGACGCATCTACACCACTTGTATCCTGAAAATCATCTACGGTCTGATCTACTAAATTGTACTTAGCCAAACTACCATTTGCAGCAACCTTAAATCCCAGCAGGGCTATATCATCTTGGTTGGCAACAATCCCAGAGGTATCAACATTATCTAGTTGAGCCAAAGGTACATCACCCGCATTTAAGTTAGAAGCATTACGAGGGTCTACCGCCATATCAGTAGATGTTATCGTACCGTCATCTATCTTAGCACTTGTAACAGCATCATCCTTTAGCATTGCGGTAGTAACAGAATCATCAGCAGGGATGGTTGTTTGCGCTGGTTTGTTTCCTACATAACTCATATTATGACCATCCTAGTGATACTGCTTGTATTCTTGTTCCTTTAGACGCGCTCTGGTTTAGTGTTTCTATCTTCCAGCGCATAGATGTTCCGGTAGTTATTCCAGAAAGGTCAACACCATTAGCAGTTAAGATAGTATGCCCTCCTGTCGTACCTTGCGATACCAAAGTTACAGCACTTGTGTATGCTGAACCATTCCTGCTGATATAGGCTTTAATATCTGTGTTTACAGTCGCCGTTCCCGCGCCATCTGTATAGGTTATTACAAGATCACCAGTTGTGGGCGCACCGTCTACAGCCGTAGTTGCGTTTGATATAAGGGTCATATTGGAGTAGGTAGTACCGGATGTTGGTCTGCGTAAAATCACTAACCCTGATCCTCCAGCACCAGATGGCTCACCGGTATTGCCACTTATCCCACCAGAGCCACCCCCTCCTCCGCCAGTATTATTGGCTGCCGATGGCGCACCACCGGTACTGTTATTTCCGCTACCATTGGCGCCACCACCTGCACCACCTGCGCCACCGGAACTATTCATGTGGTTACCACCACCTCCGCCACCAGCATAGGTGACATTCACACCAGTTTCTACAATATCACTTACACCACCATCACCGCCAACTCCGCCACTAGATGTGCCGTTAGAACCATCCTGACCGCCACCGCCACCGCCACCACCTGACTTATGAGAGCCATTATTATAATCTCCACCAGCATAGCCTACACTATTATTTTCAGTATTTGCATCACAACCAACACCAGTGCCACCATCTACTCCACCAGCACCACCACCAGAACCATAGCCAGACCCTCCCTGACAACTTATATAACCGCCTCTACCGCCTTTAAGCCCTGTATGTTCAGTTGCTCCGTCATGGAATGTGGAATCTTCAGCAGTTCCACCTTCAGCAGCACCAGAAGATGAAGCGCCTCCCGCACCAATATTTACAGTATGCGATGCTGCGGTGACTGTTACACCCGTTAAGGAGAGAAATCCACCCCCGCCACCTCCGCCACCTCCGGCCCAACCACCACCAGCGCCACCACCACCAACAACAAGAATCTCATAGTCATCTTGCTCAGTATCTGTGGTATATGTACCATCAGAGGTAAACTTATAAACAGTATAATCGCCATCTGTTGTTACAACATCTCCACCAGATGCAGTTACGGTTACTGAAGACTCTCCAGAATAATAGTTACTAGAATCCCTTGTTTCATTAGTTGACGCGGAAGCGTCTACCCCAGAGGCATCCTCAAAGGCATCTATAGTTTGGTCTACTAGATTATATTTTGCTAACGATCCGTTAGCAGCAACCTTGAAGCCTAATAATGCTATGTCATCTTGGTTGGCTGTTATTCCTGATGTGTCAACATTCCCTAGTTGTGCAAGAGGAACAGACCCACTGGACAGGTTAGAAGCATTAGTAGGATCAGTCGCCATCTTTGCAGTGGTGACCTCACTAGCCGTAATGTCTTCAGTTCTTATAGTTGTTCTAGCCATTATTTAGGATACTTTGCTTTGATTGCTTGACGGGTAGCCTCCAGCGATATGACTGAGGCTGCTCTTTCTTCTACTACGTTTTCCCATAGGGCTACGATTAGGTCGTTTATGGATGGGTATTCTGCTTGGCGATTACGGGCATATTCTTGTGCATCCCACTCTACTTGCCACTCTGCATGAGCAGTTTCTATTTCTGCCTCAGATGGTTGTGGTGATTCACTTTTCCATTCGACGATAAAAACCCCATTGCCATCTGAGTTGTCCTGCAAAACATAATCCGTCTTAGGAGTAAATCCTAATTTCTGTAATCCTACTGATGTAATTGCCACATTAAACCCCTATCAACTTGTCAGCACCAAAGTAACCATAATTGTTATCTATCTGCAAAGTTCCTGAACTAACCTCAGCATATGCGTAAATTTCTATATAATCAGTAGCGGCTAAGGCTATCGTAGCAGTAATCTGGGGAGTGTAGAAATAAATATTACCTGTCCTAAAATCAGCATACCATTTATATTCCGAAGCAGAACCATTCTTATATATAGCAATATTATTACTAAACATTTTTCCAGTTCCATCATTTGCGTACCACATAAACTGAGCATGAACAAAATACTTTCCACCTTCTCCTGCTGGAACAGTAAAACGGTAGTTGGTTGAATGGTCATAGGCAGAGTCAGTATCCCAATCTTCTGTTTCAAAACCTATCTTTGTGAAAACGCCTGACGCTATAGAACTTTGCGTAGATGTTTTTCTTGCTTGAAACGAGGGGGTATTATCTCCCCCAGCCGGAGCAGCCCAAGCATTATCTCCTCGCAGGAAGGTTGTTGAATCTGCCGTACCCGTTGCAGATAACATTGCAATATCTACGGCATCAGTAGCAATTGTAAGGGCTGTAGCGCCCGTAACATCGCCTGTATGCGTGGCGTTGGTCACCTTTGCTGTATTAGCAGCGATCTCGGTATTGATTGAGTTTGCTAGTTTGTCAGCAGTTACGGCATCATCCTGAATCTTAGCGGTGCTAATAGAATCGTCAGGAGGAACAACAGCCTCCCCTATATCGAGGATTCCAATAACCTCCATCTCATCAGTAGCAACTAGAGCAGTATCCAGAGTAAGGGTTGTACCAGAGATACTATAGTTGTTCTGCTGCTTAATCCCGTTTATCGTTATGATAAGGGATTGCTCACTTGCGGGTGTCCAAGTAAGG